TATGCTTCAATGCCTGATCTACAGCATGAATCGCTAGTTCTTGTGCCCGTGTCATGGTCTTTAATTTTTTCGGCGCGAACCCCTCGGGAAGCACAGTGTCATGATGACATGGTATGCCGTACTGAATTTTATGATCACCCATACAGTCTATCTTTGTACTGTAGTTTTTATCATCTAGCATTCCTTTGAAGCACTGGGAAGGATGACTTCCTAATGCATCAATCATTCCATAACCAACAACATACGCATTACTGACTGACACTGTACTATCCTCCAAAACCCTTGACAGTATTCTTTATATCAAGAACATCTACATGACTGAGCATACTTGAATTATACTCAAACCAAAATGCTCTGACCTTCTCATAATCATCAAACTCTCCACTCCTTCCATCCTTCATTACAATACGATAACGATGGCGATCATATGATATACTACTTGTTTCAGTAAAATACCTTGGATCATTTGGATCAATGTTAGTTGTCATTTTACAGGCAAAAAGAATTCATTAGCATAAAATTGATCCTTGGTTGCATATTCTCTATGTGCTGCATCAGGTTCCTTCTCAGTATACATTGCCCATGCAACTTCTGCCTCTGCTCTCTTAATCGCAGCACGTAATTCCCATGATCCAGTAATGGGTGCAAACATAGGCAATCCATCATCAATACATGCAAGTCCTTTTAAATACTTGAATGCAACCTTATCCAATTCTAACTTATACATCATAACAAATCAGTAAGTGTTCTGATTGCATTTTGCATCGCAGAACGGGAATATCCAGCAGCATATGGATAACTACGCTCATGATCCTCACTACTGTTATCAACATCATAACAAATAGTTACCGCATCCTGTAGTTCATCAATCATTGCTTCGATCTTACTGACTCTTACACTACGCCAGCGATCATGATCAGCAATCTCAATGTCCTTCAGATTTGGTGTGGTATCCATTAGAATCTCACGTAATTCCTCAGAACTACATCCGACATTCAATGTCTTCTCTTGTGTGCTCTCATCAATAAAAATGAGTTTGATTTTAAATGTGTTCATGATAAAAAAATATTAAGTGTTCAGGATACTGCGATCGGTACATCAGTATAGTACCATCCCAGTGCCTGATTTGCAAGAATCAACTGCTCATGGATCTCATTGATCGAATCCCGAATCTGCTTATCTTCACCAAGCATTGCCAAATGATCAACTTCGATCCATTCATCAATCTCAAGTGTTCCATCCATCATCAGGGGTGAATACATCAATGTGCCTTCAGAATCGATAGTGTGAGCACACCCAAGATCTTCGTTGATTAGAACCAGCATGTCAGTGGAGTTGAACATGCATCTAGTATACCACTACTGATCAGCGTAATATGCCTTGTAGTATGCCACTATCCCATCTGTCCTCATATTGCCCTGACTTACCCAATCATGAATACATTCATAAATGCCTTGATTGCTGTAACGTGGCGAACCATCAGAACACAATTCACTACCAAACTTCTTTAGTAGGATATTTAATCCTTGTGTCCTTACATCAAGTTTTTGATCACTATAGCGCCAATCATCATTCATCATCTGTAGTGCCTCTAGAATCGCCTATAAGGGGTTTAAAATACTTGTTTAGTATAGTTCATCCAATTCGTCTGCAATTTCATATAATTCCTTTGCAGTCTTCAAGGACATTGATGGTGTCTCATCAACAAGAACTCTGATAAAGTCTGCTAATGCCATAGAACCAATCTTTACTTGCTTATGATGTGTTGTCTTTTTGAGGTGGAATAACTTTTTGAGATAGTTTGACTCTAATCTCTCTGCTCGTCTTGACATGTCAATTTACAACGATAAATGAACGGGGATCAGGATTTGCCAATCCTTGAAAATTTGGTTTAGATACAAACAAGTGAGCAATATCTTTTGTTTGATCATAATCACCAAGATCGGTTTTTAGGGTCATGTCATCTTCATGTCCCTGCATCCAATATTTAGGGTAGACTACTTGTTTTGTTAAACCTGACAATTCAGTTCCCCACAATGAATATGTACTATTAGAAATAATGTGATGATCACACATCGTCATCAAGCAGAGGTCAACAGAATAGTTGTAAAGATTCTTTTTTAATTTACGTGTGTATACTGGTGACAATTCAGATATAATCCTCTTCATCTCCTTCTTCAAGACATCATATGGAGGAACCATGCCCATCTCCCTCTTTACAATCTCTGCAAGTGCCATTTTATAATCAAATCTACAATTACCATTAATATCAACTAACCTATCCAATTCTTGACCATAATCACAATCAGATAACTCATTATCATTATACAAATCAGTGACAAATGTAAACCGAGCAGGATCACTCGCAATCAATGCATGATCAGAAATTACACTATCTTTATCATTAGTGAAGATCAATACTGGCAGATCTTGTGGTAATCTAGACAATGCATCATTAAAGTAATCTTCACCGCATAGGAACATACCATTTGCAATGTCTGCAAAATCACCTCTACGAACATGCATAGCAATGACTTCACCATCAAATTTGGATCTAAAATCATGTGCAGCAGTATATACATCATCTTTAAATGTCAATGTCCTCTTCAAAGAAGAGAATAATGGAGAAGATGGACTTGTAATGTTTTTAGGTGTTGGATAAATGTCCAACTCAATCAATTCAATATCTTTATCAGATTCTAATTGAACACACAATTCATTAAATCCAATTTCATCATCCAAAGACAGGATTTTGTCAGGTTTTACCTTGTTATAATCAGGGACTACATTAATCTCATTGGAAAATGTATTTCTAAATGCTTTATATGAATTATTACCAACCTCCCAAACTCTATTGGTGGTTCCTTCTAGATTACGCATCATAATATAAGATGAGATCTGATATCCCAATCCAGTACCACTTGCAGAATATAATTGACTTAATCTAATCTTTTTCATAATTAATTAAAAGTAAAGTTCCCAAACATCATTGACCTTTACTCCATGACCCTGCAAAGTAATACGCCTATCATTCTCACCAAGATCGAATCCTGGAGACATCTGATGCTTCAAAGGACCAATAAAGTAAAACAATTTGCCAGGAGTATATGGAATGACAGCATCAGGCGAACCATATCCACCATATACTAATGATTTAACATGCTTACTATAATCATCATTCAAATCATAACACTTGACAGATTCTTCACCCCAGGTACTCAAACCACAACCATTTTTAGGTGCAGCGAAACATAAAGTGAATGATAGGCAATTCTCTAGATCAACAGTTGCTCCATGATCAATGTAATCATCCCACAATGCTTGATGAGAACTTTGTTGCTCATCAAAATGAATAGTTGCAACAGGTCGTTCCAAATACTCTTTACTAGCAGGTTTAGATGGTTCACCTGGTTTTGCACTAAACACATGGAATCCAGGTGCTCCAAGATCACTACTGATAACACAAGGACCAATCTCTTGCCACAAGCAATATACTAAAGTTTCATATGTCCAATCAAACCAATCTCTGATAACTTCTTGGGTTTCTTCCTTAATCATATCGTAGACCATACCACGATCTAAGTATGTTGCAGGACCAATAGTATAGAAGTCAATGGGAGTATCTTCGCTAGGAGCAAATCCCTTTTTCTCACCACCATACATTCCACGCGGAATCCACCACTCATTAAGAGCATCAACTTGTTCAAGTGTATAATTTACACCTTCTTCATCAAATACATCAATAATACCAGATTCAATCATCAGTCTGTCTCCTATGCTTGACATACTCTAATTCATGCCATCTATTTGGATGGCAAAGCAAAAGAGTATGGATTTTTTTGTGCTTCTCATTTCTTGTGTATTGGCATGGAGGTTTGTCCTTCACACCAATCTCTATAGTTATGTATTCACAATCAACAAAATAAACCCACCCCTCGAAGGGTGGGTTACAGTGCCAGATTACATAATCATCGACACGAGGACTATACATCAGTTAAATCATTCACAAACAACCAGTCATCAGGTTCAATACCATCAACGACGAATTCTTCATGAAGTGCATCAGCGTCAGCGATAGACATCTCACCAACAAGATCAGTCACCCGATCCATAAAGTAGTCTTCAACATTCCGAACACACAGTTCATGAACTACTTTTTGTTTCATACCCATTTAAGAACTCCTGAATAGATTTCATTTCGGTGATAATTGTTGCCAGTTGATCTTGGAGGTGGTCCATACGCTCCTTTTGTTTAGCAATAAATTGCGGATCACTGATCATAACACTCATGTAGTAAATGCCTCTGCAATTTGGGGTTTGACTTCATTTGATGCAAGTTCAAATACTTGTGCCTTAGCAATATGCTCTCTTAGATTACCATAATACTTCTCATTGAAGTAATTTTGATCATCCTGTGTGATGAGGTCAAAGCATTCCTCATCATCTTGAGCAATAACACTCCACAAACCACCATACTCAGATTGTGGGAAGGGAACATAGTGTTCCACAAGGTACATGTACTTCATTAGTCTCCGCTTTGATCCTCCAAATTATAATGTAAAGATAGTAAGGTGTCAATCCAGGTCAAAAGAAGAACCTGGTCCCTCTAGTGCCAACTTGAGCATGTGATCATGGTAATCCTGGAATGCACCAAGATCCAGATCACTCTCATCCTGCTCATTGTCAACCATCTGATCAACAAATTGGTCGAACTGATCTTCGTTCATGATAAAAAAAGAAGTTGGGTCGCTAGTCCCTAGGAGACTAGCATGTGTTGTGTCGGGTCTCCCCTTCACATATCAAGTATACATGCTTTGGTCGCCGCGGCCAAGCATATGTGACAGTTATAGTCCTGTCCATACTCTGTCACTGTCACACAGGAACTTCAGTAGATATTGACTCTCACCTTCATATGCCTCCAACTCATGTGGTGCATCTTCATATTGCTGTGCTTCTATTCCCTTATAATATCTCACACCACGTTTATACTTCATTGTTCCATCAATCCACTGTTTTACATGAATCAACTCATGTACCAATGTTTCAGCATACAATCGTTTTGGCATATTAGATTGAATCTCAATCAGGAACTTACGAGGTTTATATGTATTCTCAGATGCAATATCACACCACCCATAGACACCCTCACGCTTCAATCCACGGTGATTGACAGTAATATCAATCGTATGTCTTGGGTAAAACGATGTGTAGAACCAGCAAAGAATATCCTCACAAAGGTATTTGTGAGAACCATATCCAGTAATGTCCCAATAAAACATGATCAATCGCCCACTACAAATCGATTAATATAGTTATCACCAAATTTCTGAGCAGCTATTGTATAAGAAGATACAGAAGAACTCTTATAGTGACCTGCTACAATGCATTTTGAATATGCTAATGCAAAAAAATCAATCATTTGATAGATCAATCTAGTATTGGCATTAACAAAGTCTTTACCATGGTGAGAACTGAGAATGCTCATGAATTTGGAATAGACATCTTTACCAGTAACTATACGACCAGGGAAGTGTTTTGTCCAGTTGCTGAGATAATACTTATCATCCAAGTCTGTTGCAACATAAAACTTCTGGTCATTGCTGAATGTATTCATATATTCAAAATGATCCTTATCCTTCACATATCTCCAATATCCACAAGAATTGTAATATGCCCCATTTTTATATTGTTCTTTGAGATCATCAGACAATTCAATTAAATCTTCATCAGTATAACAAATACCATGATATCTCCTTACATGAACACTAACATAATCGGAGAACAAAGATCTCAAATCATTTTCCGATTCAAAAAAAGAGGATTCAATATATAAAAAATCATTCCACAGATGAGCAAATGAATTGCCATGATTGACAAAAATGTAAGGGTAACTCCTGGCAATAGTTTTAAATGTATTAGAATGTGCTGGAGATGATAATACATCATATTCTTTGGGAGTAAACCATTTAAATTGGTCAATACCAGAATAAAACTCTTCATCACTAACAAAGTCAGTTTGTGGGAATTTAAAGAGAATTGATTCTGGAAATTGTTTTCTCATACATTGTATTCTATGTTCCATCTTGTTTAATTTGACAAGATTGTAAACACCTAACCAACTGTTCCAACGTTCTCCAATCCCAAGATCATTTTTATCATATTCATCCGATAGGGGATTATTGTAGTATTCTTCAACACTACTGTCTCTCCATGGATGAGGAACTCCTCTGCCGCTTTCGTTCTCATGGCGATATCTAATAATCATTATTCTAACAACTCATCAAGTTGCAAATCTTCAAAACTCTCAATTATTTCATCTACACCCAATAAATTGCCCAAATCATTGATACTAGAAGAACTTGAAATGACAAACATGTTATCTTCTGCGGCAGAAGCATATCTCTTTGCAGCAAAACCCCACTGGGAATATTCCGATAACAAGAACATATTAGAACGTGCAAGCATAAAGAAGTCGAGCAAATCTATTGCAACATCCTTAAGTGTAGTTTTATACCATTCAGTCTTGGGTGATTGAGAAAAACCAGTAGGTGTATTGTGGTCAGTTAAGATAGTCACAGAATCTACTGGATAATATTCTTTAAATAAATCCAACCATTCATCAGTATATTCAATCCTAGACACCATCATTGGATATTGTTCTAGGTAATAATCACACAAATCATCAGGAATATCTGTACTCAAATAGATTGTTGATTTATCTCCTATATGATCAACAATCATATCCAAAAATTGATAATATGTTTGATCACATATCCACGACGGATCATGTTCTTTAGGATCTTTATTAAATCCACAACGTAGAATCATATTCCAATATAATTCTTTAATATTCCTATTAGGAAGAGTATTCAACACTTTAATTGCAGACTCTGGGCGCAACTTTATTCCTCCCCACCTCCTTAAATGAAATCCCCAATCAAAATTAAATCTATTAAAAAACTCATTTAACTTGGATTCTTTAAATGTAATTGTCTGAAGATATTCAACATCATCTTTAGATGGAGAATATGTCTTCATATTACAAGTTCCATCAATACGCAAATATGTTGAAGATGATACATCAATCTCACCCTCTAGAACTATATTCTTCCACTCATGTTGGTTAATATCATACCTATCCCAAACTTCAGTATTAGGTAGATCAAGCATAATATGCTCAATCCATTCATCAGACGGTAGTACAATAGTGAGATTTTTGCTATCAGCAAACTTAGATGCTTGTGCCCAAGCAAACAACCTACTACCAAATCCTAAATCAAAATTAAATTGTGATGGATTATTATCGCAAAGAATATACATGTTAATATACCAGTTTTGTTATTATAGTATCTATTACCATAGTTCCCCAATGTAGAAACCAGACAAAGGAAGATACAAACAAAAGTTTTTCTGTAAGTGATAACTTCATCTACCCATGGTTCTCCATAAATTCATCAAGGGTGTAACCTTCACCAGTTGATGTTTCTTCGATTAATTCTTCAATAGTGAGTGATTCCATGTCCTTTCGATACTCTTCTGGTGTTGGATCTTCTGGGTCATAGTCATCATGGCAGAGATAATCCCACTCATGAACAAGGGCATCGATCAGTTGTTCTTTAGTATAAGTCATTCAAATATTGGCATCAAACGTTTACGCATCTCTCTTAGTTGCTCGGGATCACCACCATAATATCCCATATTCATATAAACACAATCCAAATACTCCAACTCATTACGAAGAGAGTCCATTGTAAACTGATCACAGTACCTCAAAATCTCTTGAGGTACTTCTACCTGCTGGTAATCATATTCAATAAACATAATTCAATCCTCAACGACTGTAAAGATAACTACCTGCCCAATCTGCGTTCTCAAACAACCATTCACGTTGCTCAATCAATCGCAAATCATAACGAACACCTTTTGCTGGTGCCTTGTATGATGCTGCCTTGTATACTTCACCAGTCTTCTTGTCAATAAAGGCATGAACAGATTCAGTCTGACCATCTACACACTGCATCACTTTATGATACTTACGACCAGAGATCAGTGCATAAGAATAGTTACGACCACTATTTGGATACTGACGTTGATGATTTTGCTGGAGAGCATCACAAAGCATCAGACTATACTTGGTGACATTCAACTGAATGGTGTTCTGAGCATCCTTCTGAGCAACGTAGTCGGTGAAGGTAGCAGTCATGGGTGATTTGCTGATGAACTTAGTATAGGGCAAATAGAGGCATCAACTGACCCCACTAGGACACTTAGTTAGGTGTCCTCCTCTGAATTGTTGATTCATAATAGTTCATCATCTGTGAATCACGATGTGCAAGGAACATCAAATAAGATGACATTGCAAGGATCGTGATCACAAATGCTAGCATGTATTGGATAGCGTTAACCTTACTCATATCCCATACCATTCAAAATAGCGCGACGAGCACCCATTGCCATAGACTGACAAGAGAAGGTATCAATCAAGATCCAGTCCTCCTTCCAATAGAGTGCCCACCTAGTGCTGCCCCATACTTGCTTGACTGCCATGGGATTGTCAAGTCCAAGAGGATACGCCATAAGATCGTGTGCATTACCCACATATCATAGCAGATCAAGAGACTGGTGGGGTTCGGAACTTATCTATCTTAATAGTTCCATCATCTTCGCTAGAGATATAGTATTCATCAACAACAGATTTGATACTATCCTTCACATCTACATCTTCTTCTACAGGACCGTAGTATCCCATTTTGAAGAGGAGATCCCTACACTTCTCATAATACCGTTTAAAATATGCGGCATCACTTTTTATTACATCAATAAGATCATCATATGTTTGTTGAGCATCAGATTGTTCATCTGAGATATAATCAAACATTGCTTCGTCAAGACGTTCTTTACGTTGAGAAGTATAAGATTTTGTACTCATTTGCTCATCAGAAGATTCATAAATCATTTTAATAATTCTCCAAATTTTTAAACCTATCGGACATCATGTCCTCCAAACATTGCTCGCATACCATTCAGAACCTTGGCAGTGAAAGCACCAAGACGGCGCGACTCAAAACGTGCAAACAACGCACTGCTGATGACAGGAGCGGGTACACCAAGATCCACAGCAGCGTGAACAGTCCAACGCCCTTCACCAGAGTCTGATACTCCCCCATCGAACTTGCTAAGTTCTCTATCGCTGCGTAGAACATCAGCGGTAAGATCAAGTAACCAACTGCCAACGACACTACCGCGCCTCCAACACTCAGCCACTTTAGCAACGTTAATATCATACTGATAATCGGCAGGGTTGTCCATTGGGGCGACCTCGGCATCTCCTGCTTTGACATACTTAGAACCTGCATTTGCTTCATGGATAATGTTGAATCCCTCTGCATATGCTTGCATTATACCGTATTCTATGCCATTGTGAACCATCTTCACAAAATGTCCTGCTCCAGGATCACCACAATGCATCCAACCGAATTCTTCTGGGTACATTACATAGGAACCATCCCCTGTGCGTGGGGCAGCACTGATTCCTGGAGCAAGTGCATCGAAGAGAGAACGGCAGATGGATACTGCATGATCTGAACCACCAACCATAAGACAGTATCCACGCTCCAAACCGTAAACACCACCGCTAGTACCACAGTCAAGATACGCGACACCCAACTTTGAACAATACTCTGCCCGTCTCCTACTGTCCTTAAAATTGCTATTGCCATGATCAATAATAATATCTCCTTCACCACAAAATTGTAGTAACTCATTTAACGTATCCTCTACTGATTCTGCTGGGACAACCATCATAAAGATGCCTGGTTGTTCTGTATAGATTGTTTCTCCAGACTTCTCTCCGTAGATACATTCTTTTTGTTTTACTACTTGAACAAGAGTTTCCACAGAAGTGGTACATCCACTGATATAACCCGCTTCATATTGCTCTTCAGATTTTTTATAGTTGTTGCGATATCCATGTACTTCATGTCCTGCTGTAATAAGACGACGGGACATTCCTTCACCCATTCGTCCAAGTCCAATAATTCCAACTTTCATAATTACCTATTCAATACATGCTGTTAGAGGTTTGTTCTAGTCCATTAGATGACCAAAAATCATTCCAATCTTGTTCGGATGCTTCTGTAATACTAGAATCATAATTTTTGAGTGCAATAATAACATCAGTATACTCATTATACCATTTACTATTGCAAACTTCGTGAGTACGACGTGTTTCTAATGCGCCAATAATAAGTTTTAATTGATGTTTACTTAATTTTGGCATAGTTGTGTCATTCATAAACAGTTCAAGTTTACCACATATGACCCAGTAAGCAAGCAATTGTCAGTCAACCTGCATATTTGCTATAGACTTAATTGTTTCCGTTTGCTTTAAATATAGTTTGACGTAAGATCTGAGCATATTCTTAAGCACACTGGGATCATTACAACTCTCAATTTCACGAGAGATCTTCTCATATGCAAACAAATTGGTGGTAGTATTCAGTTTTATATCATCTGGATTCATGTTCTTATTGATCTAAATTTATATCTCGCTCAGTATTTAATCTATTACTAGATATCTGAGTAAATGGATCATTTTCGTAGTATGATTCCCATTCTTGAGGTCTCCAAGAGTTTACATCTTTACGAATCTCCTCAATCTTCTCCTCAATCTCTTTGAGTTTATATTCAATACGTTCCCAAGCTTGCATTTATTCCCAGCATATGCCCATATATTATAAGACCCCCATGACACCTATGTCAAGGGGGGATAGAATTAAAATTTACAGAGTGCTCATACTAGTTTACTCTCCAAAGTTTTATCCGATAAAATCTCTTTACAAATTCTTTTGCATTTTGATTGTGCGTCATCGCATTCAATTAAACATTCAAAGTAATCGTTGATTGCTCCCTCCATTGCAGTGCATTGGTCAACTCTTTGCTCGAATCTTCTCCATTCTGCTAACTGGTTAAAAGAAATTAAATTATGCATGATAGAATCATCCTTCAAAAGTACTTTTTTACATGATGTAGTGCAATTTGATCACATAAGCAACTCCCTCTCCTCTACTCATATTATATAGCATAGTTTGTGTTAATTCACTAACATTTGTTAACTTGAGACATAACTTAAGACTTCACAATATTTGTTATCACTTCTAAGATGCCATCACGAAATAATAGTTTACATTCAGGGAATGGAGCATACTTACAATCCCACTTCTCAGGATATACTGTGATAGAAGAACTTAAGTAGACAGGAGAACATCTACCATGGTTGCCATTCCTAATCCACCCGAATCCAGATGTATTATTAGCACCTTCACAAAAATCATGGGTTCCATCACAATTAATCTCCCACAATTGTCCTGCTGGATCTATCCAAAAATTACGCATCATTGGCGTCGTACAAATATTTTTAGTTTGAAGGATTCTATTATTAAATCCAGGTCCAATGTCGTAATTATTCCTAATGTTGTCGTACATGCTCATAACGTTCTCTCTTTGGATCTTTATTTAAATAATTACCTCTCCAGTCACAATATTTGATGCAAAAATCAATATCCCAACCAAGATTTTTATCAGCAGATTTTATACTTTTTGCTTTATGAACTTTACCTGTAGTAAAATCAACAAAGGCATGGGGAATGAGATCAAATTCTTCATCAATTCTACAAACTTTAAAGTACTTCTTATTACGTTTTTCGCAGTCAATAACAAATGCACCTATTTCTAAGTTGTTTTCAATCTCTCTACGTTTGAATTTAGTATCAAGAGTAATACCTTGAGTCTCCTCTATCCTACCTATGCGCCAAAGAGTCTCTCTTCTATAGTCTTTATTAAGAGCAAGACATAACAATCCCACTTTGTTTAAGATCTTCCATTTGCTACCATCCCACTCCATAAAAACTATCGCGATTTAATAATATCTATATCAGTTTTCCAATCTTCTTTGAACCTAAAGTTCTCATTAAGATCGAAGTACATTCTATGATTCTCTGTCTGAATATAATATCCAGTCAAATTTGAACCATCATCAGTCCAACCATAACTGATAACTCTCTCATCAATATTTTGAATGTCCAACTTTCTACTAGTATGAAGATAGTGATTGAACCTTTGATGTAAGTTAATCATAGGATGTATTTGGAATGTCTTGAGATTCTAACATTATCTAGGATAGTTGTAAATTCTCTTTCACATCTCTTAAGATTTAGTCGTTCAAACCATTGATCGGACCCCAAGTACCAGAATCACCATCTTTACGATTATCCAATTTATCAAAAATCTCATCAATAGACTTCATCTGCTCAATATTAGATATCATCTCAGCAATGGTCTTACAAACAAAAGGTTTTTCTCCTCTTGCAGCAAATGCTAGAGCATTGCGGAGATTTGCCTCTGCATCATCAAGAGATTCTATTACTGAATTAGATAGTGCCATTTAAAAAATGCATTTGCACCATTATAGCATCAAGTGAACCAAGTTACAATAGAGTAACGTGTACCATTTGTAACTTCCATAATCTCATGTGGGAACATAAAATTGGCAGGAAACAGTATTACATCTCCCAATCCAACCATTATTTGTAGTTCTTTATTCCAAAATGCCATAGCACCACCCTCATAATCACTATTAAGATTAATAGACATTGCTACTGTACGAGGTTGTTCATTAAAACTATCAGTATGTTGACTATAAAAACCACCAGTTTTATACCTTAGTAGATTATACCCACTATCCTCTTTTAAAAAGCACGATGGGAAATCTTTTGCATATAATTTAGCAGCAAGATCTACTTTTTTAAATATCAGTTGATCAATATTAACTCTATTAGGATCGTTTTTAATGACATCAGGCGTAGAGATGGATATCATGTCACAATTGCGAACATCTCTATTCTCTCTTGCATCAGAACTTACCTTTGCAGTCTCCCATTCACTACAATGAACATATTCATCAAGAATCATCTTACACTCATCTGGTGTAAAGATATTATTATATACTTTGACATAATCATTCAAACTATTTGATGCAAATTGAGAGTTATCCACTTCCTTTACTTCGATCACCTCTTTTTTAAGTTCATCATCACGATATCTGTGGTCTTTGTCAAAATAATATTTAAAAAATGGTCCTTGCGATCTAACATAATGCAAGAATACCTGAGTACATGATTCCCCATCAAATGAATCTCTACCATGCTGTGCATCCATACCAAGATATAACATAGCATCACCTGGGTTTAGAGAAACATATTCTCTACCCTGTGGGGTCTCAATCCATATATCCCATACCTTATCACACTCCAAATTTACAGTCAAAGAGATTTCACATTGAGGTTTATCTACATGACCAGTAAGTATGTTACCATGGCGATAATTCCTAGAATAACAATATGTTGGTAAGACATTCTCCCCCACCAACTGACACACAGTTTGATTTTTCTCTACCAACAATTCAATAAATGGTGGAAAATCATATTTTGCAATGCATCCATCCACTTGAGGATCATGCACAGTCTCAAACTGTTTGTAATGCGAATTAAAATTATCAGATAACTCTTTTGCTCTTGAGCATGATATAAAGTTAGGAACAAGAAGATACTTGTTCTCAATCAGTTTTTGATTCATCATCACTCACTTCTTGAACTAGACTTTCCAATACTATTCCAGTATCATCCACAGATATCAATTCTTCAATCTCAGCAACAATTTGTTCATCAGAATCATCATCAAATAATAATTCTAAGTTAAATTCATCGTCAAGTACAGACATATCAACATCGTTGAAGTCTTTTTTAGGTTCTTGTGATTCCTGTTCTGCAAGTAATGTTGAAAGTTCATCTTTTGCATCAGTATCTTCATCTAAAGGAATTGGTTCATCAGCAAAGTGACTATCTTCAATTACATCATCAAACAAACTATCATCAACATTACCATCAAATAAAGTAATATTATCGTATTTTACATTATTAGTATATGTTGCTTCCTGACCCTCAACAATGTCTTGCCCATAAAACAACTCTTCATGTTGACGGGTGATCTCGTTATGAACAGTCTCCATCTGTTGGTCATGATCCACCAACATTTCATTAAGTGCTTCTTCATGCCTAACTTCTTGACCATGCATTTCTGAAGTCAATTCATTATATAAACTTCTATCACTCTCTGCTTCTCTCATCATATCCATGATAGAAGAGGCATGACGTTCTTCTTGTTCGCGCACTTGTAGTTGCAACTTATCATACAACATCCTATCTTGAGATAGATTTTCCTTCAGAGTTTTATCATGCCGTGCTTGCATTTCTTCCATCTGAGTTTCAAGCTCTCGCATTGCCTCAGACCAAGAATATTGATCTTTTTTTTCTTGCTCAGATTGTGCTTTTTCCTCTTGTTCTTGCTTTTCAACAGTATCTTGCCACAATTCAACGTAACGTTGAAGGCATTCTTTTGTTACTGGATCGTTTTGTCTGTCAGCAGAATCATATTCAATATGACCAACACCATTCTCAGATCCATCATCCTTCCACTGAATTGCCCAAAGATGGTCAATTCCTTTAAATGGCCAATCTTCTTCAGAAAACCAGATACCTTTTCCATCAATGTTGATGTACCTATCTTCTTCGATTAAAGTAAATTTTTTCATTCTTTTTCAACCTCTTCAACTTGTGCTGGAATTACTTTTGTGGTTCTTGCTTCATGAAGCATCTGTGCAGCAGCAGAGAGGACACTAATGTTACTCTCGTTTGCATTTACCATCTCATTTCTAAATGACTCTACAGCAGCACTAGTAGATCTCTGCTGATTGGAATTTTCAATTGTCAACATTGGCATCCATGTAACAGCACACCCCCATTCATCCACTGGTTCACCAGTCTGGGGATGCATTCCTCTGATTTGAGTATACCATGAGCACTCTAAACCGATACAATCTTTACCAATTAGAGGACAAAATTTACCAACTTCAAGTTTAGCCATTACAACTCCATGTCAAATTTATCATACCATATTTAGTTCAAACTGCAAACTATTACATCGATATATTGAACACCCAAATCAACTACAAGATCAGTATTCTCATTTACTACTGCACTCCCACTCCAAGGGTGATTATGGACACTACCACCACCAGCAGGAACCATAGTACCAGTAGCGTTGGTGCCAGATGTCAATCTAACACCAGTATTACTAAATGGTGTAGAACCAGCACCACCTGCTGGACCAAAAAGACTCGGGTGGGTATGGTCAGGTAATTGTGAAAGTGACAGTGTATGATTACCAACACTACCAGTTACAGGAAATGTTCCTGATAATGCCACTGCGAGTGATGCTGTTGATTTTAATACAGTAGTCCAATTCTGTACACCTCCAGTACCACCTCCAGCAGAGTTTACAACACGAAGTGCTCTATTATTAGAACTAGTATCTTGTGTCCACTTTACAGGAGCTGCTGCTTGATAAAATACCTTCTTTGTTCCTGCAGGATATTGCCAGTAAAAACTGTTAATCCTATTATTTGGATCCAGTAGATCAAAATCTATTCCGTTCGCTGTTAATCTTGCCATATCAGCTAAATCTGCAGATAATTACATCGATGTATTGAAGACGTAAATCAATACTTCCAGATCCATTTACATTAAAATTAATGCTACCACTCCAAGGGTGATCATGTGCCTGCCCAATTCCCACCTGTGAAGTCACACCACCAGTTTGGTTAGAACCAGAAGTTCTAAAGTTACCACTACCAGTAGATGCACTAGCAGATTGTCCAATAAGAGAATTATGTGTATGATCAGGTATCTCAGAAATTGCTAAGATGTGACCACCAACAGTTCCACTAACTGGAACAGTAGAACTATAGTTTACACTAACGGAAGACGTTGACGATGGAAAAGTCTGAGTAAAGGTATTACCACCTCCTCCAGATTGACTACCATATCCAAATCCACCACCAGTCCCATTCACCAAACGCAGTGCTTTATCATTATGAGCAGTAACTTGACTCCATCCAGTGGGTGCTGATGCTTGATAGAATACACTAACTGTATTTTGAGCAAGTACAGAATATTTCGATGTTATAGACGTACCGTCATTAAAGGTAACCCCAGTGGCGGTTAATTGCGTTGCCATCTTACAATCATATTTCCTTTATTTACTTATTTATCAACTACATTTAATCCAGAATCCATCACCAGTAAATTCCCAACCATCTGCTAGGACTTCTTGATAACTATCATATTTATCTTTAAACCCCTCAGGAACATATGGAGGCCACTGTTCTCTGTAAAATTGTTGCGTCCATCCATCATTATATGGGGATGTTGCTTGAATCTGATTCATAATATCAGGGTAGATCTGACGCCTTGGTTCATCACTACCAATTTCACGTTCATAAACTGTTTTGCCACCATCAGGCGACTCATAGATTTTAGCAGTCATTGTTCACTCATCAAATACTTTACACATGGGAGAACCAGGATGGTCATCACAGAATTTATCTAGAACCTTATCTTGGTGACGATTCTCTGGATTAGCAATCTTACCTTCTGTAGTTGGATCCCACTCATCAGGTGAGTGTTCTTCATTACAGTGTAGATCTACCTTATACTCATTCCACTTATCATTAGGATCATAAAGTGGATCGGATGGATCTCTTTGCTTAGGTGATGACATTATGCTTGCTCCTTGTTGAATAGTTTACGACACTTTTTAACTTCTTTGAGTTCATCCTTGATCATTTGATAAGCATCTTCAGGAGTGATACGTCTTGACATTTCCATGGCAATGGTGTATTCAACTCTTGTACCAAAGTGTTTAAGTGCTTCTTCAAATGAGTTTAGTTCCTCATACATTATTTAACGCCTCAAGAGATGCTTCATAATCACTCTGGAAGATAGCAAGTCCCTCACGAGTCAAGACGCTATCATACATTGCATTGAACACTTTAGATGGCATGGTGACAACATCAGCGCCATACATGAAGCATCGTGATACATGATGTGCATCACGAAGAGATGCTGCTAACACTTGAGTCTTCTTACCATGAACAGATCTACAAGTAGCAATAGCACGAACTAATTCAACTCCACTAAAGGAGTTATCATTACATCGACCAACAAAAGGAGAGATGTATGTTGCACCTGACTTCATTGCCATCACTGCTTGTGCAACAGAGAATACCAAAGTTACATTTGTCTTAATATCATTCCCTACGGATAGATGACGACAAACTTGCAAACCATCAGGAGTGCAAGGAACTTTAATGGTTGCAGACTCACCAAACTTCTCAGCAAGGCGAAGTCCCTCCTCATACATTACAGTGGAGTCACCAACGACTTCCATGCTAATATCGCGCACACCAATATCAATCAATTCCTGATACACATCCTCAGGATTACGTCCACTCTTACGAATCAAAGATGGGTTTGTAGTCACACCATCAACAAGTCCTGTCTGAAAATACTTCCGTACTTCTTCAGTATCTGCAGTGTCAAGAAAGATCTTCATTTGTCTCCGAGTGTGTAGTTGTCAAAATTATATTTTGTAGTTGATAATTTGTCAATTTTAGTTGATAAATTATTCTCAAGATGGTACATAGAGTTGATTGTCTCAACTCTCTCCATTTCTAAAAATTTTACCTGCTCCTCAAGGTGAGCAATACGCTCATCAAGGCTTTTAAATTCAAAATCGTAATTAGTCATCGATAAATGTAGGGATCACGGTTTCTACTTTTGCGCTTCTGAAGTATATCTCTGATTCGTCGCCTTAAAGCATCAAATAATTTCTTCATAATTTAACTCCCATAGTTACAGAGGTAACATAAGTATAATCATCAAGTGTTCCATCTTGTAAACACTTGAGATGCCATCGTGTTATCTGGACAACTCCATCTTCGGTAGCACCAGTAATAAAGTTAGCACCATAAGGTTCTCTTAATACACTTGTATAAAGACCAAAGCGGGTTTTCTTGATGTAAAATGCATCATCTATCCAAACAACATTATCAGGAATAACCTTCTCTATTGTAGGATTAGATCCCAAAGATGTTGATAGTGTTGACTTTTTAGTCTGTTGTTGAGGTTCCGTCATCTTTTTTATTAAATCCAAAAGGTAGTGATTTCTCTTCTTCGTCTGCACGAAGTTTGTGAGCAAGGGTACAGACAGTCTCCATTACTTTAAGACAATCTTCAATCTTAGACCCTTCTGGCATATTTGAGAGAATAACATCAAACAGAGGAAAGAATTGATCTGCTGCTTGTTTTACTTCTTCAGGAGTCAGTGGTTTTTTGTTCATTACTATGATATGGATGTGGTTTTACAAGTTTACGATTCCGAGCACTGATATGAAGTTGTTTAATTGCTTCAACGACCTCAGGAGTCTCATCCCACTCCCAAGTCTCGCCACCCTTACCCGTGAATGATTTTGCAGTCATGATATGACCTCTTGACTACTGGTAGTATATCACAAATTTAAAGTCTCTGCAATATAATTTGCTGAAATTTGATTCGTTTTGGATCCTGGATGAGTTAAATCTCTTGCATAATCAATTTGGTCTATGTACTTACACTCTGGAAGTATTCTACAGTTTGAGGGGAATATATGATACTCAGCACATGGAACATCACTCCACATTTGTTGCAAGGTTAACCTTATAAGTTTTAAATGTGTTACCACATTTACATCAAATCTTCTCCATGCTTTTCCCAACCCACTAATATCTTCTGTCCAATTTCCACAATTAACTGGCATAAAACCATCAGTCCTTTCAGGCAAAAATAAAGTACACCTAGAAGAATCTGGATATTCAATTACCACCCCCCTTGGTTTAGGAAAGTTTTTTAAATAAATTGCACTATTATACAGAAGATATTGTGCGCTACATCCAGGAACTCCAAGATTGATTGCAGGAATACCAGTAATATTACTATATTGTGCAGGAACACTATCCTTTACATTTACTCCAATTCCAAAAGTATTTGAACATCCAAACATCACTACGGTTTGATCCCATCGTATTTTATCAAACTCCAAAGTCCTATATCCCAAACTGTTCATGGTATATTTGATAGACTTGTTACGATATTCCCAATCAGGACCCTGAGTTTTTAAATTTTTTTTAAATAATTCTTCACTATCATTATCATGAAAATGATATGGGGGATATCCACTTTCTGTAGCTGGTAATAAATTATTCATGAAAATACTTCAACACCATTCAATTGAGACCATCTCTGAGCATCATATTCATCATTAACAATCGGTTCTCCCTTAACATTTAAACTAGTATTCAGAAGAATTGGGTGACCAGATACTTGTCCCCAACGTAAAAGTAAATCATGCAATTTTGGTGCATCACACTTCCTCACAGTTTGCACCCTACTAGTACCATCAACATGTACAACACCATGAAGTTTATCTGGTAATTTGCATTTCATTGCATATTGCATGTAAGGACTTTCTACAAGATCATCATGCATATCAAAGTATTTTGAAGCATATTCAATAGGAACCACTGGGGAGAATGGTCTAAATGATTGTCTCTTTTTAATCTCATTTACCCTATCCTTTATACCTGGATTAGTTGGGTCTGCTATAAGACTCCTAGCACCTAATGCTCTTGGTCCAAACTCTGCTCTACCTCTCGCCAATCCACATACTTTATTCTCCTGCAAGTAATTAACAATATTACTATTTAAACTTCTCTGTAGAATTTTATATCCAAGATATGGTGTAAAATTTATCTTCTTCTTTTTATGTGCCAATACTGCACCAATTGCAGAACCAGAATCTCCTGGTGCTGGCATAATCCACACATTTTTAAAATAATCATATGCACGAATATTTGCAACACAATTCAATGCACAACCACCCATCAAAACTAAGTTATTACTATCAGTAAGAGACTTCGCCTTATTTAAAGCAGTTGCAAATAAGTTTTCATATACATGTTGTGTTGCAGCGGCAATATCCTCATCACTCTCTCCTGGTGCCCAATCAAGACATCCACGATGAAAATTGCGCTTAGATTTTAAATCAACACCAATCAAATCATCAAGTATCTTTCGAGTAAGTTTTGTTCTATCACCATAAGCAGACAATGCCATCAAAATATATTCTTCTTCATTGGGTTTTAAACCAATTCTTTGAGTCATCGCTGAATACCAAAGTCCAATACTATTTGGATACTTTAACTCATACTTTAATTCAATTGCATTTTCAGTCGCCTTCCATATACTAAGTGTTTGGAACTCACCAATGGCATCGATCACAAGTATAGCACAGTCTTTAAACTTACTAGTATAGTATCCAGCACAAGCATGACTATAGTGATGATCAACAAATTTATGCTTACAGTTAAAATACTTGGTGAAGTTATCTATGAATGGACCTTGACCCGATCTAATCTGTCTCCATCTTTTGCGGAGAGGATTCTCATACCAACAAATAAGATCAGGTTGCCCATATTTTAATGCATAAAATGTGAGAGAATCATGAATATATGGATCGTTCTTTGTTCTACTAAAACGTTCACTCTCAGAAGCAAACATGAGAGAATCATTAGAAAATACTGCCAATGCAGCATTATGACTATTCGATGATATCCCCCATGTTATCATAATTTCTCTCCCAATAACTAACTGGTAATGTTGGATCTTTTTTGATGATTGGTTCTAATTGATTTGCAGGACACATTGAGCAATAGGATTCATCTTCTCTACTTAAAAACTCCTGCAATTGTTCATCCGTACAATCAATATCTAATGGTTTATACTTTAAATAAGGATCCCACTTCTCACTCAAATTATACTTTTTTGCTTGCATTGGTAAATATGCAAGTGCTGGACATTTCCACAATTTATTCTCATGTAATTGTAATGCATGTTTTGACACACAATTACTCCAACTTTGGTAGGAATTGTTATCTTCATACGGCATCATATTGTTACCATATCCAGTATATTGTGGTATCCAATGTTTGTTAGTAAAGTCCCAAAACTCTACTCTTACTTTATTTGAATGCCTCCACTCTTTTGCTAGAGTGTATCCCTTTTTAATTCGTTTAGCGTAATTTAAATCTTTTGTGCTATGTATTGATATTGCTAAAGTTGTATCAGTAGCACGTAAAGCATCTGGAAGTCTTGGGTGATTATGTAAGAACGATGCATTAGATACTAGATCTATTTTAGTATATGGATCAGGAAACATCATCCTGACCATGTATACCATATCAACAAGATTTTTATGGAGCGTAGGTTCTCCACCCAATATAACAAAGTGTTTTGGTTTTACTCTTCGACTCCAATTATATAGCCATTCTGTAGCAATGTCTACGTCTATTGTACCAGAGTGTCCATGATTAGAATAATGAGAACATCCTTCGCAAGTAAAATTACAGTTATGTATTACATGAAATTCTAATTGCTTAGTGCTAAATTGCATAATAGTTAAAATTAATAATTATTCTCCTGTAATCATCAGTGCATGACGTACCAGTATGCATCATAGTAGCAGGGAATTTTACAAATCTATTTGCAATACTATTTACTTTAGTACCATCCTCAAATAAAGTATATCCATCATTAGTATTGACATAATATATTGCTGTGATCATATTATTAGCATGAGGACCAAAATCACAATGAAATGCCCAATCAAATACAGTTAATTTATCAGTTCTACTGATAGCATTTGCCTTTATTCTAGCAATAGCACTCATGTCCTCCTTATGAATTATTGGTTCTACATTGTTATATGCATTACTAATTATTTGATGTTTTGAAAAAATTAAATGAATGTATTGAGAATGTCCATCACCAGGAGAATTTATGCCATTATTGAATGTCCATACACATGAATTAGCGATATCACCATTATCATAATTACCCGTCCAGTAATTATACAAATCACTATGCAATTCTGTGTCTAAGTAATCATCAATGACTTCAATCATCAATATATCCTGTCTCCGTTAGCATTTTGACTGCTTCATCAAAAGATTTATAAAGAATCTGCATACAAATACACTTACGATCTGTCATGTTTGATCCACCAGTTGGAGTTACAGAATGTGGTTTTGATACATCTAAAAGATATGCATCACCATCCTGTGCCATGAATCTAACTGACTTCTTTAAGTGACCTTCATGAAAAACAGCACCATCAGTCTGAGTATCAACCCCTTCTGCTACAGCATCAAGATTATCATTAGGATAATAAAACTGTGTAATACATTTATCAGTTTTAATATAGAAGTTTACTATTGCTTCAATATCACTATCAGTGTGTGGAGGAATCTTATAATTGAGTTCCATCACAGATAATGTACAATCCTCCCTGTTCTTGGAAGGAACAACCCTCAGCAAATCTTCATCACTGGTTGTATGAACATAAGAATACTGAATACCCATGAATCCCATAGGTGTATCCATACCATATTCAATTTTTTTGCCCTTCTTAGCGTAATGCTCAATGGTAAACTTTCTATTTAACTTACGATAAAACATTTAAAAACTCCTAGTTGTAGACATATTCCCTCCATTCAGGAACATTACAGTTTGCTAAATCAAAAGCAACACAATTATATGGTGCCCTTGGTTTACGACTTATCTTTAGCCGTGTATTCTCCAATAATTTGTCACTCTTCTCAGTATTACACTTAGAACAAGCAACAACCAAATTTTCCCACGTATCAGTTCCACCTTTACTGCGAGGAATGACATGATCAATAGTTAGTCTTGTAGTTGATCCACAGTATTGACAAGTATTACGATCACGTTTATAAATCAGTGATCTTGAAGGACGACCGACCATCAAACGATTAATCGGTATTTTAATATAGTTGACAAGTCGGATTACTCTACCAGATAGAACTTGAACTTTATCCTTCAATACAAGAATAACCGCCCTCTTCCAGTTAGTGAAGTTTATCGGTTCGTAACTCGAATTTAGAACTAAAACAGTCTGATATGGTTGTATTTTTAAGTGCTCCATACAAGTTACTTCTTTGGGACATTATATCACCTATACATACTATCTGACAAATCAAGTAAAAACAAGATTTCTTCCACAGTATCTTTTTTACCAGGGCATTTGCGAATAATATCTCGCTTATGCCTCTCAATTTTCATATTAGTAATTAACTCTGGATGTTCCTGTAACCATCTAATTTCATCATGATCAAGAGAGTTGAATTCTCCCTGATTAATCTTATTTACCACACTAAAATACTTAATCCTATCGTATGCATTCATAACTTTGATTTATGTTTAAAGTCTACAACAATTACACAACGATGTGCTTTATTAGCAACTATCGGTTGTGGCATAACAGGTTGATGATTTACATTAGAATGGTGTATAAGTAAAGAATTTTCGTCTCCAGGAAGAATTATCTCTCTATCATTATTCTCAATCAATGTCCCATAAATTCTAGAAGGATTTCTTAGGTAATAAATCATACCCAAATCAAAATCATCATGACTATGAGAATTCTTATAGTTTGGATACAATTGATCATTATAATCCTCATCATTAGTCCCCTTCATCCTCTTTGACCAGTATGAAGCGACTTTATAATCTTTTATTTGAGGATTACCAACGGTGTCTGCATAATTGTATAAATGTTTTTTTACTAATGAAAAAAATATATACCAACTAGACTTGTACCACAACGTTCTATTAGCAAGATTATTTGTTGCCTCTACAGATCTATCCCACTTATCACCAGCACGTAGTTCATCATCAATATCTTCCTCAATCTCATTTTGAACATGGGGGGTTAACAAATTATATGCTCGATATATCATATTACCAGAGAAGTCAAAATGAACTACATCTCTCTTATCAATCCAATCCTGAGCATTAGTAACTGGTTCATTTTTTGGTCTTCTAAAAGTCCTTATGAACTCATCAGAAATAATTTCATCCAATCGAACAGATGGTGCTGTCCTTGATCTTTCCGCAAGTTTAATAACCATCTCTTCTTGATCATTATTTAATTTAAGTGTCATATTTCTTCTTCCAGTAACTCACAGGTAACAATGGATTTTCGGGAGAGAAGTAATGGGAATCTGCAGGGCACATTTTACAAAATGATTCTTCCCTACGAGTGAAAAAGTCACGCAACTCTTCCTTACTACACTCAGGGTCAAGAGGAACATATTTGAGATATGGATCCCACTTATCACTTAAATTATACTTATCTGCCTGCATAGGAAGATATGCTAAAGCAGGACACTTCCAAAGTTTTCCTTCATGCAACTGAACACATAGTTTAGATACACAATGCTTCCAACTTTTCTTAGGATTCTCATCCTCATAGGGTTCCATTTTATCACCAAAACCCTTATACTGTCTAATCCAATGCTGAATAGATGGTCTTAACTCAACTTCAGCACCCGCATCCATCCAGTCTCTTACCAGTCGATATACTGGTTCAAACTTCTTGACATAATCAGGATCATTGTCAGAGTGAACGGATACTCCCAACACTGTCCTAGTTCTCTTCAGTGCTTCACATAAATCTGGATGTTTATGTAAATAAAATCCGTTTGATATGACTTCAACATAAGAATTTGGCCACATCTTCCTGGTCAAGTACACAAGCTTAACCAAATCATTATGCAATGCAGGTTCTCCACCCATAAGAGTAAATCTTTGGGGCATGATCTTCTGCCTCCACGCCCACATCCACTCAGTCGCATCTTCAATAGAAAGCATACCACTGTGACCCTGATTCATGTAATGAGTACATCCTTCACAGGTAAGATTACATGAGTGAGTAACATGCAATTGAATCTCATGTGGTACTTTTAACATCTACTCCCCTCATCGATAGTAAGATTTGCTGCCAATATCATTCTCTTAGATTCTATTTGATTAACTGGTGCATAATGCATTATCCCAGAAGGGAACAGAACCATAGATCCTTCTGTAACACCTTTTGGTATGTATTCCATCACATTGCCATCCCTTAAACTAATGAATGGTGCGATAAATGTAGTTGGTAAGTGATCCTCATCAAATTCGATAAAAACAACCAGACTGAGATGACCTAAACCATGATTATGTGGTGGATGATATCTACTATTATCATATATTTGGAACCAAGCAGTATCAACTGTTATAGTTTCTCCCAAATTCAATGCATGAAGACCATCTGTAATATCTTCATAAAGAACATTCTCAATTAAACTATGATAATTATTACAATTACCATAATCTGTAGATTGATCATGAAGATCACCACTGATCATATTATCTTTAGAGTTATGCTCCCATATTTTTAAAAGAGCATTCTTTTTACGTTCCCAATCACCAAGTTTAACGTGGTAAAAAGGAATAACCCAATCTTTTATATAATGATCAGTATCAACACTAAAATCATCATCAGACGATAGATTTTCGTTACTTATTATTGTAGAATTCTTCATTGCGTCTTTGATCTAAATACTGAATAATTTCGGCTCGCCATTCTAGTAGTTCATGATAACATTCCTGATCATGAGCATCCTGACGTAACTCATGGTCTGGTTTCAATACACTTTCATAGAAAATGTAAAACGCATCTTTACGTTTCTGATGTTTTGTGGTGCTATCCAAGTCCATTTAGGTCTCCATTTGTTTTACTTTAAGTCCACCTACTAGAACTTGTTTGCTCTTAGAATAATTTGAGGAATGTGGGATGGAAGAAGAAAAAACTAACACATTCCCCTCAGAAGGAAGAACACAATAAGGTTCTCCCAACGATAACACTGTGGCACCATCATCACAATCATTTAGATATAGTATAAAACTATAATCTTCGTTATGATCATGACTATGCTCCCGCATACAACCACCATTAGTATAGTCAACTAAATGCAAATAGAAATATTCAAGATCAGTAAGATTAAGGATCTCTTCAACTTTTTGCTTTAATTCTCCAATATAGTTATAAAAGATGTAAGAATGAGGAAATTCTAATAAGTTAAGAGTTGCAAAGCAGTTGTCGGATAAAGAACTTTGTTTCTCATCTTTTAGTAACTCTGGAGTTGAAAGACACAATCTCAATAGCGATTTCATATACATCACTATTTGTGGTCTGATTCTAAACTGATCAATCATCTTGTGGTTCTACATCTACGATGGCAGAGACAGGAACTTCATGTTCTCCACCAATCAAGTAATAATGTTCTCCATCTCTCTCACCAAGATACAACAACTCACTACTAGGAAATTTATTCTCCCGTAGCATCGCTTGCAACTGCAAATGAGTCAATTCAGATTGTGAAATCTTCATTTCCATAAACCGCAGTATACTTTTGAATTAAAGAATCTCTCATTTCATGATATGGCGTGACATCCACATCATATTCATCACCAAAATTCCAAATACCTCCTTGCTGAATAGCAGCAATAGACGCCAGAATCATAGTCTTCAAACCTTCTTTATCACAAGTAATACTTACCAAAGTATCTGGATGTGGATCAGCATTCATCATTGTTCTATCATCCAATTAGAGTCATCATGTTTAAGAACTGAGAATCTTTGCTTAGTAATCGATTCTAAGTGATATGCTTTAGAGTTTTCATCTTTAACTCTGCATGTATGTAATTGTAGCATATCTACCTCAAAAAAGGTATGAGCTTTTGAACTGATTGGTGATACGTAAATAAACTTGGTTTTCATTTGATGAATACTGTTCCTTTTTTAGCTTGGTTACGATGTTTTTTAATGAAGTTTGTGGCAGAACTTTCATTCCTACAAGTCTTCAATTGAACCCCATTATACACTACAATAAGGGATTTGCGTCCAGCAACAGGGACAGCAGCGTAACCGTCCCTAGTCATAAATCCAGACTTACAACCTTTATAAAAATTGTAAATTTCTTTTAATTCCTTTTCGTTAGTCATTGTGCAAAACTCAATGTAATTCTGGGTCCAATAATAACTGGTTCATGATACATTCCGACAGGAATGTACAAAGCATCCGAAGGGTTCATAATTACCTCACTACCATCATCAAATCTATACATCATTTTACCAACTGCCTGAACAATCATAACATCAGTCTCATCATTATGCCTACCCGTCGTCACCCCCTCATTCACTCTAGAATGATAAATGTGCATAAAATTCCATCCCTCAGGTTCCCTATTCATTTGCATAAGGATGTTAAGTAATAGTCCCTTGTAGTCTGAGTATCTACCAGTAGTTTCACCATAAAGTAAAGTAACATCATTCTTCCCTTCATGCATACCCATCAACATCTGCTCATTGATATGCGACCAAGTAAGACTCTTGACAAAATTAAATTTTTTAGGTCGATACGTGTAATTCATCGTTTTACAGTGCTAATTGCTGGTTTTCCTTCTACAAATACAGTGTTTACCACATTTTGTAATCTTTTTACCGTAGATATCCCCACATTGCTGTAGACAGGAACATGGACAAGTCCAAAGGACTTCTTGTAATCTTCAAGTTTACCAGGTGTTAGTTGTCCTTGCTGAATCCTCCTTACATCATCAAGATGCAAACGAAGAACCCGACCAACTGACTGACACATCTCAATAACATTCATTTGACGCATCAATACCAAAGAAGTAAGACCAGGAACAGAGATACCTTCACTCAAAATAGAGTAATGAATGACAATAAACTTCTTATCTGGTTGATCACCATACTCACGAACAAGAGAGAAGAACTTCTCACGACTAATTTTGTTGTAGTTGTGGAATGCACCCTGCCTACTAGTGATCCATAGGATATCATATCCCATCCGCCTTGCCTCTTGTAGGAATGTGGTTTTGATAATCATGTTGCCCAACACCGTAGTGTTAGGAGCAGCAATCAGAACCTTCTGCATGTGATCTTCATTACGAAGAGTCCTCAAAAGAGTCATACAATCACGCTGTGCTGCCTCCTCAACAGTCTTTTCACGAACAGCAGCAATAGGGATAGCGTTGATCTTAGGAGGAAGGATGGAACCGTTCTTAATCAAGCGTGGTGCTGGGACATTGTAAATAATGCCACCATAAACACTGTCATTCATACCATGTCTTTTAAGAGTAGCAGAGTACTTAGGAGTAGCAGTGAAGAAGTAGCAGCGGCGAGCAGCAGAAGTGTAATACCTGGCAGCACCAAAGAAATTCTTTTTGACCGAATTATGCGCCTCATCAAAATAGATGCAATCTACAACTATTTTAGATTCTTGTATACGATGAAGCGAATGATATGTAGTAAAAATTAGCTTATGGCAAGTAGTATGGTAATCCCACTTGTAAATCGTGCTGGGATCAGTGGTGCAATGGTATGGAAGATCATTACCCCCAGAGTGAACATGAAGGACAGCAGCATTCTTAATATGCTGAGTAAACTCATCAGATAGTTGACGAGCAAGCAGGAGACGAGGAGCAACCACAACAATGGTCTTGCATCCCTCCATCTTATCCATCTCACGCATTGCATCGGCAATTGCAATAAAGGTCTTACCTCCACCAGTCGGAACCACCACGATGCCTTTGGACTTCTGATCCATAACATCAAGTGCTTCTGCCTGGTGGGGACGAAGTTGCATTGAACTCATGTGAATACAAATATTATACCAGAAATTGATCTACCGTGACGGGTCCTGTAGTTCCATCAAATCTGTAATGATACTGAAGTGCATCTGCACAGACAAAATGTGGGTGATCTACAGAGATGTCAAGTCTCCTACACATCTCTTTGTGGTTGTCTTCCATCAACTCCACAGCATACAGCATATTGTTGATGATATGATCCTTACTATGATATTCCTGCAACGCTTCGTAAAGACAGGCGATGAAGTTGCCACTACCAGCACAGTTGTCCATGAATCTGGAGTTTGGATTCTTTAGTTGTTCAATGGGAATGTCGTCTATCATGAGATTAATTAGATCTGTTGGTGTAAAAACTTCCTGTGTCTGTTTAATCCGCTCATCAGAGCGTTCAATAGTGGACCCATGCTGCTGATTGTGACGGTTTTTAGATGACATTGGATCTCTCCAAGTAATTCAGTTCTTCGGATGTAAAACCAAATTGCTGAGATAGATTCTCATAGTTTGTGATGTCAGGTACTTCCGCATTCTTAATAGCAGGAGTAAATCCCGCAGTCTTTTTATAATTGTCCACAAAAAACTTGATAATCGAATTATCAAAGATCTTACTAAGGCGCGTCCCTTCCTCTTCCGAAGTAATAGGACACCAAGCATTAAGCATACCCACATATCCATTAGAGATAAACCTCTTCTTATATGTTGATGAGAACGGTACAATAAATTTTAGTACATCACTAGTATTGGGAAGAACATCGGTTCTACCAATCTTATCTGCAGATTTATAAATCTCATACTTACCATCAGGAGTGTAATCCTCATTAGCAATTACCTGACCCATCTTCAAGGGAATACGAGAATGATTAGAGTTAGCAATCTTATCTAAAATGGAATGCTTAAGAGCAGCATCACCAAAGAGAGGCAAACCATCACGGAGATCCCAAGTAAATGATCCGTCTTGAGTGATGACAGTAGTCTTACCCTTATATGGTTCATTTACTAGGTGCCAACGACATATTGCAACGCCTTCATTGAAGAAGTCATCAGCAGTGTAGTCAATCAGTTTGAGGTTGTAGATCGTAGAGAACAACTTCATGAACTTTTTACCCTTGCCAGTGTTACCCAACACAGATGCAGGAGTGACCTCACACATATCTCCACCAGGAGCAACCATCTCTAGATGATCTTCCACTATCTTTGTCCACAGTTTGTTGTTCCGTGCCTTCTTGGTCGGATCGTTATATGGAGGATTGGCAAGAATGGCAGTGAACTTCATGTCTGGGTGGGTAGCAACGATTTTGATCTGCTCGTCAATGTATCCTACACGATTACGGTGACTATCGCAACTCTCCCACACAGTGAGACGGTTGGGATCAATTCCACGTTCCAAGAGTCGAGCAGAATGAGAACCACTGGGATCACCAAACATGTATGTGCTGCTCATATCCTGACAGTCATTGATCATCGTGTCAAGCAATGGAGTAGGAATAGATTGCTGGGTAGCAGATGAGACCGATAGACCGTTAATAGTCTCAGAGATCGATTGCCTCATGCTCTTCTGAATGCTGTTGGAGACCAAACCGATGCGGCGGGTCAGAAGTTCTACACTGCGAGGATTTTTAGAGATAACCTCAGAGAGGATTCCTTCTCTATCGCCAGTTACAGAAGAATAAACATCAGAACCAATCACATCGTTGATGGAGTACACATTCCGACCACTACGGATGATGTAGAACATGGTCAGAGGGATAGATTCTAACAGTGCCTTGACAGTCTGCTTCTTCAGCGTGTCAAGGTCATCGACTTTTTTACGCGATCGATCTCCATCACGACACAACTTTGATTGTTAGCACCAT